GCCGACATATCCGAAGGAATAGCCCACGGCTTCGAGGTTCGTGAGGTCGTCGATGGTCAAGCCTGTTTCCTGTATCGCGTCTATTGCTTTCTGCAACTCTGCTGCAATGCCGTCGCCGTCGATAATGGAAGCGTCCAACGTCGGCATTTGCTCAATGGCTGCTGACATTTTTTCAATCGGTTTCCGGCTGTCCTCGATGGCTTGTTTCTTTTCCTCCAACAGGTCTATTTGATGCTGAATGACCATTGCTTCGTTGGATTTCAAGGCCTCGTTTTTCAGTCGGTCATGGAGTTCTTGGATTTGTTTCTCAATGTCTGCAATACTGCCTGTTTCGTATGACGGCTTGTTCCAACTGCCGCCGCTGTCGTTGCCCTTGTTCAATGCCCTGTTCGCTTTCATCTGCTCTCCTGCCACATTGGTTTGCAGTGCCGCAACTTCATCTCTCAGGGCATAGTATGTTTTTAACTCATCCTCGTTGACCGTCATGATTGCCTTCATTGCGTTGGCAAGCATCCGGTTGTTCTCGGTGTCGTATTTCGTTTCATACATAGTATACGGCATTCCCTCTGTCGGCACAACGGTGTATGCAGACTGTCGGGTGTGGCTGGATTGGAACCTGCTGTAATGCTCCGAGAGGGTGCCGTTTTCCCACATTTCATGGTATTTCAGTAGTTGTGTGTCGCTCACCTTGGAAGTTCCCGCAATCTCCCTCAACTTCTTTGTCGCAGCGTCAATTGTCTGGTCAATTATATCGCCTGTTAGAACCTGTATTTGTTTCATGGCAATATCAATACGCTGCTGCGCTGCCTTTCTGTCCGAACCACTTGAACTGGCGTTGTTGACAACAACTCTATCCATTGCAATTTGGGCTTTCAGTTCATTTATCTTGGTGCCTTTCCACATCTTCATCGTTCCGAGGTCGTCAAGGGCGTTGTATGCTTCTTTTGCGGTGCTGACTATATCGGACAGACCGCCAATGAAACTGTCGAAATTGCCGCTTGTAAGCGACTGGAAAAACTTGTTGACACCCGATTTGGCGGCATACAACGAGCGGTCAAGAGCGTCCGCCCCTTGCTCTGTGCTTCGGAATGCCTTGTCAAGTGTGGCGAGTGCGCCTCCAGCAATGCCTATCTGTGCGGCGAGGGGGCCGAATTTCTTTGCGAGGTTGCCGAGGGTGGCTTTCGCTTGCTCTGTCTGTTTCTTGTACTGGTAGACCTGCGAAGCCGACTTTTTCAGCGCGTTGTCGTGCTGTGAGGTGTCAGCGGTCAGTCTGGTTTTGTAGTCAGTTGCCATTGAATTGTCGTTCAAATTGTTTCGCAATCGCTTTCAGTTCGTTCCGTTTGCCCGTTTCGGGTGCCTGTATCTGCTTCTTCCGGTCGGTCTCCCAAGCAAATTGCATTATATCTGTTAGTTTAAGGTTCTTTTTGCTGAACATCGAAGCCGTGGCGAAAGTCCTAAGTCTGCACATTTCCCATTGGGGGCGGTCTGCTTGCGGTATGCCCTGCACCAACAGGGGGATTTCATATTCTTGCAGATGGTCAAGGAAATACTCATAACTCACAAGTCTGTAGCCGAACACAAGGGCGTTGAGCAGTTCGGTCACTTCTTTTTTTTTGCCGTGGTCTTGCCCTCCTTGTTTTCTTTCTTTTCCTCCTTGGGTGACATTGCCACCTGTCTGCGTCCGTTGTCAACCATCCACTGCGAGAACTCGCCAATGGTGGCGGGGTGTTCGTCGAGCCAGTCAACAAAAGTGTCAAACTCCAACTCAAAAGAAGGTGCCGATGCCATAACGACGCAATAGAGGAACGTGATTATCTCAGTCAGTCCTTTGGGCTGGAACGCCTCACCCGTTATCTGCTCATAGATGATGTGCGAGCGGAAACTCTGCTTGAGTTCTATTTCGGTGTTATTGATATTTACTTTCATTGCACTTGGTTTTAATGAAAGGGGTGTTTATTGACACCCCTATCGCCTGTTCAACTTACTCTCCTGCGTTTCCCTCTACGGTTACCATCTCGAACTTACCCGTCCCAGTGAAAGTTGCACTGAACGTGGCTTTCTCACCCGTGTTGGCGTTGGCGGTGATGTTGGTGATATAAGCCTTTCCGGTGAAGTACTTCTTGCCCGCAGTGTCATTGTCGGGGGTGTAGTACTCTGCATCGCAGTCCGCGACAACAACCGTGTCAGCCTCTTTCTTCTTGCACCATACGAGCGTTACGGGGGTGGCTTTGACCCACTTGTCGAAGATGCCTTCAAACTCATCGTCAGAATAGAGGTTCTCGGAGGAAATCTCCCAACTGCGTTTGTTGACCTCATTGCCAGTCCAGATGCCGTGGTCTTTTGAGTTGACCGAGGCAGTCTCGGCGGTCAGTGTCAAGGTGTGCGACGTGGCATAAGCAATGCTTTTGCCAGCCATAAAGACCATAAGAGCGTCGCCAGATACAATTTCTTTTGGTGTTACCTGTGGCATATTACTTGATTTTTAATTTGTTATACAGAAAAAGTGATTGTTTGTACAAATCCGTCGTCGGTGCTTTCCTCGCTCGCCCCTTGCAAGGTGACGTGGTAGGTGATGCCGTGTTTCGACTGCATCCTTTCAAGTCGCTCGATTGCGGTGTCGAGTATCTGCAAGCCCTCGAAATAGGTTGCACTCACTATCCTCGCATTGAAAGTGGCTTGAATGTCCGCAAAGCCGTCTTTTGTGGCGGTCACACTCACACCCGACCGCTCGAAGACAATGAAGGGGTACGTTGTGCCCTCGTTGGCGACAATGGGAAACACCCTGCCGCCGACTGCCTCAATCTGTTTGAGCGTGTCGCAAATGTCCGCTGTGATGTTTGCAATCTTTATCATTTCTTTGCCCTGTTTATACGTTCTATTGCCTTGGAAATCTGGTTGTTGAGTATCTTGTCATATTCGCCTTGGAATGTGGCGTTGGCGGTCGCAAAGAAGCCGAGAGGGGCAATGCTGCCTCGGTTATACCCTTTGCGTGTCCGTCTCTGCTTGGTGCCCTTCTCGAAGAAGCGGGCGCGGAATGTGCCGCTGCCTGTCCTGTATGTCCCCATGATGTGAACCTTAGCCGAAATCTCGCCGCCTTTGGTCTCCTCCACCTTGGAACGCTTCACAGCGTCAAGCAGGGTGTCGTTATATTTGCTGCTTCTGCGACGAGCCGCAGGAAGTGCCGAGCGAAAAACTTTCTTTGTCTCGCCCCGCAGTTTGTTGGCTGCGTTCTGCACACCCTGCCGAAGTGCCTTTCTCATCTCCTTGGTTGACAACTCAAGGAATGATTTATACACCTGGTCGACATTGGTTTCTATGGTCGTGGACTTGCTCATTGGTTGACTTCTTCAAGGGTGATGCGTTTGCACATCTGGGCGCGGTCGGTGTCTATTGCGAGAATGCGGTATCGCTTGCCTCTCAATTCTATAAGGTCGTTGTCGCAGATGTCGTGGTACATTCTCACCTCGATAACTCGCTGCCCCTGCATCCACACCTCGCCGCTGTCGAGTTGCCGTTGCTGTCGGAAACTCACGTCGCGGGCGCGGATGGCAGTCATGTTCTCATAGTCCGTTATCTGCTCACCGACTTTGTTTGTGGTGATGGTCGGATGCAGTACCAACACTCTCTCTGTCAATAGTCCTGCTCTCATTCCGCTTTATAGTTTATGTACATACTCAGAAGATACTCGTATGTGAACGGCACCTGTTGCGGGCTTCCTCCGAATGCGACACTCTCACGGTTGGCGTAGAGGTCGCCAATATAGAGAAGGATGGCTTGCTCAAGCGGTTTCGGTATGTCGCCGTTGCTGTCTTCCAATCCTACGAGGGGTTGGCAGATATGCCGCTCCACGATAGATTCAGCAACATCGATTAAGTGCCTTAAATAGCTGTCCTCGCTAAGAACATCACTCTCAATGTTGAGGTGCTTTTTCAACAAATCCAAGTCTACGTATGCCATTTTCGACGGGTTTAAGGGTTAGTGGAGGGGTTGTGTGCCCCTCCACATAAAGAGGTTTATTCGACACTGACGTTGCGGGCAACATAGCAGCCGGAGCGCAGGGGCTTGAAATCCCAATAGGAGTTGACCACAAGGCGGATGCAGCCGTCGGCGGCAAGGGTCACGTTGTCAACGGTGATGTCGGTGGCACCGAACTGGGCAAGTACCATCTGCGAGAAGTCGCCAACGATGATGCCGTTGTTGGCAATGTGCGAAGTGGTGAGGGCATTCACGCCGTCGATGGCGTTGTTCTCCCACACCATACCGATGCCGTTTGCCTTCACCATCGAGCGGAGGGCGGCTTTGGCCTTGGGGCTGACGATGTAGCGGAACTCGCCCATATTGGCGGTTTCGAGGTCGCCTTCCATATCGGTGATGTCGGAGAAGTCAGCCACGGTGCCGAGGGCGGAGGCGGAGTAGAACAGACCGAGGGGCTGGGTGGTGGTGGCGTTGGCGTTGCCGAGGATGGTGGCCTCCAACTTGCCGTTGATAGCGTTGACAACCTCGGAACGCAGGGCGGCCTCAGCACTTGCACTGTCCTGAATGAGGAACTGTTTGCTGATGGGCACCACAACGCTCAGTCGCTTGGGCTGCAACTTGACGCTGGAGAAGTTCGGGGTGGTGGCGGCGGTGGTGGCAGTCTCGCCTTCCCACGTTGCGCTGAAAGCGTCCATTGCGGGGTACTGCACATCGCCTTTCAGTCCGCTGAGGAACTTGACGCCCGACTGCAACAGCACGTTTTTGGCGCGAAGCGGGGTCAGCACGTCCATAACGTCGGTAGCAACAACA